CACGGTATGGAATTAAAAAAACTTATAGAAGAAAAGTCAGACAAACAAGTATTCTTTGTTTATGGTGGTGTAGCAGCTGAAGAAAGAGAAAAGATTAGATTTATAACTGAAAAATCTGAAGGTGCAATTATAGTTGCTAGTTATGGTACTTTCTCTACTGGTATTAATATTAAAAACTTACACAATATAGTTTTCGCAAGTCCTAGTAAGAGTAGAATAAGAAACTTACAATCAATTGGTAGAGGATTACGATTAAAAGATAACGATTCGGATGCTACTTTGTATGATATAGCAGATGATTTAACTCACAATGAAAAAGAAAATTATACTCTTTCTCACTTTAGAGAAAGGATAAATATATACAACGAAGAGGATTTTGAATATGAAATCCATAATGTGGAGTTAAAATAAATGCACCAAACCCAACCACTTACAGGCGTTAAAATAATCAAACTAGTTAGTGGAGAAGATGTTGTAACTGTTATACCATCAGGTAAAGATCAGTTACCAGAGAACTCTCAATTAGTAAGAATCCAAAAACCTTTGCTAATTAAGTATGTTCCTCAAATGACAATGACAGGTTTCAAAGATTATATCGCTTTAATAAAGTGGTGTTCTTATACTCCAGATAAATTAATTACTATTCCCAAAAATAAGATTATGACTATAACAAATGCGTCAACTGAAATGATGGCTAGTTATGGTAATATTGTACAAAACTATGACAAGCAACCTGTTCCTATGAAACAACAAAATTATAGACAACAGAAATTTTCGGATGCTGAAAACGAAAAGATAAGTGAGATATTTGATGATTTTGATGATGAAGAAGGCAACAAAACTATACACTAATTTATATATTATATTATATACTCTAGCTATTCTTCTCGGCAACCCGCTACACGCTCCATTATACACAAAAAAGATAAAAAGTCAATGCTGATTTATAGCAAAAATTGTAACCGAAATTTGCTTAAAACATTGACATTTTGATAGAAAGGTGTTATATTATACTTATGAGAAAAACTACAAAAAAAGAACATTATGTAAACAATAAAGAATTTTTAGCTGCAATGACTGAATATACAAGGAATGTTAACAAGGCAAAAAGAAACAAGGAACCGAAACCGCCTGTTACAGATTACATTGGTAGTTGTTTTTTAAAGATAGCGAATCACTTATCTTATAGACCGAATTTTATTAATTATACTTTTAGAGATGATATGATTAGTGATGGTATAGAAAACTGCTTACAATACCTAGACAATTTTAATCCTAGAAAATCAAAGAATCCCTTTGCATATTTCACGCAAATTATATATTACGCCTTCATAAGAAGAATACAGAAAGAGAAAAAACAAGTAACTATTAAGAATAGACTTATAACAGAATCTAATTATGATGATATGACTTTGCAACCAGGTGAAGATAAAGAGTTTAAGAACCAGTTTACAGAATTTCTTAAAAAGAATATGCCAGTTGAAGAACAACAAAAAATTGCTGATGATTTAGCAAAGAAAAAGAAAAAGAGGAAGAAGAAAACAAAGAGTAGCAGTTTAGACTACTTTATGGGTTATGAAAATCGCACTACTGAATGATACACACTTCGGTTGTCGTAATGACTCACCTGCTTTTATAGACTATCAAAATCGTTTCTATGATGAAAAGTTTTTTCCATACATTATAGAAAACAAGATAGACACATTAATACATTTAGGTGATGTCGTTGACAGACGAAAATTTATTAACTTTAATACTGCTCATAATTTTCAAAAGAAGTTTTGGAAAAGACTATGGGATTTAAAGATAGACACACATATTATATTAGGTAACCACGATACTTATTATAGAAACACAAACAAAGTTAATTCAATTGAACAACTATGTACTTCCTTTGATGGAGTAAATGAACCTTGGATATACACAGGTCCTAAAGAAATAGAAATAGGTGGTTGTCGTATGTTATTCTTACCTTGGATTTGTGATGACAATTATGAAGATTCAATACACGCAATAGATCACTCCGAGGCTGCTATATGTTTTGGTCATTTAGAAATAAAAGGTTTTGAAATGCACAAAGGTCATATGAATATGCACGGTTTGGACAAAGAACAATTTAAAAGATTTGAAAAAGTTATGTCTGGTCACTTTCATAAAAAATCAGATGACGGTCTTATCTATTATCTAGGTACACAATATCAAATTATGTGGTCAGATTATAATTGTCCTAAAGGATTTCATACCTTTGATACAGAAACAAGAGAGTTAGAAAGAATACCTAATGATCTTGCTATATTTAAAAAGATAATATATGATGATAGAACAAAGGACTACACTAATTTTGATCTATCACCTTATGAAAATTGTTTTGTTAAGTTGTTTGTGTCATTTAAAACAAATGAAGAAATGTATAATAAACTTGTAGAAAGATTTTATACCAATAGCAATGTACACGAACTACAAATAATAGAAGATCCAATAGATATAAAACAAACCGTAAATTCAAACATATTAGATCAAGGCGAAGACACTATGACTTTCCTAAATAACTATATTGACCAGGTTGATACAGATTTAGATAGAAAGAAATTAAAAGATTTTACTAAAGACTTATATGTGGAGGCAAACGAATGATAAAAATAATACCAGATTTTTTACCAACACCTCTTTTTAAATACTTAAAACAAATAGTAGAAAGTGAAAAAGGTATGTTGTGGTGTTGGAATTGGAGAAACCTATCACCTCAAAATAAAGCAGTAGGAGCAGAACATTATAAACTTGGCAAAACTATATATTGTGCTCCAGAGTTAGAGGCAAATGGTATAGAAAATTATGACAAAGAACTAATGCCTTTGTTTGGCGTATTTCAATTATATATGATGGAACACTTCCAAGACAGATGTAAAACACCACAGGATAAAGTGTTATTAAAAAGATTGAAACTGAATCTTAATCCTAATCAGGAAACACAAATAGACCACGGTATCCATAACGACATATGGCTTGACGGTATTGATAAATCAATACCTGGCCCAGATCCAAATGTTGTAACTGGTGTATTTAATTTTCATACTTGCAATGGATCAACAACAATTTTTGATAAAGATGAACAAGGAAAATATACAAAGAAAGTTGTAGTACCTTCGTTTGAAAATACAGCAGTTATGTTTAACAATACTCACCCACACTTTGGCACTACACAAAACGATACACCAGCAAGAATCGTATTGAACATAAACTTAGCCAAAGCACCTGTGGATAATTTTGCAGGTGAACCATATGAACCAGTAGATGATTATTTTTAAGAAGATAAGATATAAAAACTTCCTATCAACAGGAAACACACCAATAGAAATAGAGTTAGGCAAATCACCTACGACTCTAGTTATAGGTAAAAACGGATCAGGTAAATCTACTTTACTTGACGCTTTGTGTTGGTCATTGTTTAATAAACCTTTTAGAATAATTAAAAAAGAACAAATGATAAACACTATTAACAATGCTGATTGTGAAGTAGAAATAGATTTTGATGTAGGTACAAAACAATATAGAGTTAAGCGAAGTGTTAAACCTAATGTATTTGAAATATATGAGAACGGACAATTGTTAAATCAAAATGCCTCTAGTATAGACTATCAAAAATATTTAGAACATAATATTATGAAGTTAAATTACAGGTCATTTATTCAAGTTGTTATATTAGGGTCTTCTTCATATGAACCATTTATGAAAATGAAGGCAAGATATAGAAGGGATGTAGTTGAAGAAATTTTAGATGTTAAAGTATTTACTCAAATGGATTTAATATTAAGAGATCAACAAGGTCAGTTATCAAAAGAAATTTTAGAAATTAGACACAAAGGAGACCTAATACAAGCAAAATATGAAGCAGAGATGAAACATTTTCAATCTCTATCAGAATTAAATACAAGTGGTATTGATGATAAGAAATCACAATTAGAAAATCATAACAAAGCAAAACAAGAATACACCACAAAGATAGATAACTTAAACAAATCAATAGAAGATTATAATACAGAATTAGAAGGCAAAGAAGAAGCAGATAATAAATTAAAACAACTATTAAAACTAGAAACAAAGATAGAACAAAATATAGACACAAGTAATAAGTCAATAAAGTTTTTTGCTGAAAATGATACTTGTCCTGTATGTACACAATCTATTGACCAAACATTTAGAGAACAAAAAGGAGAAAAACTCCACAAAAAATGTGCTGAATTAGAAACAGGTATTAAGAAACTAACTGGTGAGATTGATAAAATAGAAGAACGAATTAATCACTTTAGTGCTATATCTAAAAAACTATCAGACTTATATGTTGATATTGCTAAAGTAAATACATCATTGGAAGAACTAAACAATTATAGCGATAGAATACACCAAGAAATATTACAATTAGAAAACAAGCAAACAGATAGTAAACAAATTGCTAATGATTTGCAACAACTAAAAGAAGAACTAGAGAAAACAAAATTAGAAACAGACAAGTTAACTGAACAAAAGAAATATGTAGATATATTAAGAGAAGTATTAAGTGATAAAGGTGCTAGAGGTCATATAATTAAGAAGTATGTACCTATCATAAACAACTTAATTAATGAACACTTACAAGCGATGGACTTCTTTGTATCATTTCATTTAGATGAAGAATTTAATGAGACCGTAAAGAGTCGTCATAGAGATACATTTAATTATAATAGTTTTAGTGAAGGAGAGAAGTTAAGAATAGACCTTGCAATACTATTTACTTGGAGAACTATTGCAAAAATGAAGAATAGTGTAAACACAAACTTGTTAATACTAGATGAGATATTTGATTCTAGTTTAGACCAACAAGGCACAGATGATTTCTTTAAGATAGTAAATAAATTAAAGAATGAAAATGTCTTTATTATATCACACAAAGGAGATATATTATTTGATAAGTTTACTAACATATTAAAATTTGAGAAGTATCAAAACTTTACTAGATTACAAAATACATAGGAGATATATGAAAGAACTAAAACTAATACCACCAACAGATCCAAGAGTACAATGTGCTATAGCACCTTTTAGCGATGATATGTTAAAAGATGAAGGATTTAAAGATAGAAAAGAATTGTCAGATACAATGTTTGAAACTATGAAAAAATATGGTGGCCTAGGTTTATCTGCTAATCAAGTAGGTCTACCTTTTAATATGTTTGTATTAGGCGACCATCCTGAAGTAGAAAAAAATTTAAAGATGACTTGTTTTAATCCTATAATTATATCAAGTAGTGTAGAGGAAGAAACAATGAAAGAAGGTTGTTTAACTTTTCCATTTGTATTTTTAAGTATAACAAGACCTCGTAAAGTGGTTGTAAAATACGAAGATGAAAATGGCGATTTAAAAGAAGGTAGTTTAGATGGTATGATTAGTAGAGTCTTTCAACACGAATACGATCATATGTTAGGCAAAACATTTGTTGATGGTGTATCTAAATTAAAATTAGATATGGCATATAAAAAAGCAGAAAAACAAATGAATAGATATAGAAAGATGGCAAAGAAAAAATGATAGAAAGATTTCCTACTGCTGAAGAAAGATGGCCTAGACAAGGTTTGCCATTACCTCTTACACCATACGAGTTTCCTAAATTAGTTATAGAAGAACACGAAGGATTTTATGTGGTGCGTGATGATCTATTAGAAGGTGGTTCTAAAAGAAGATTTGCAGATAGATTAATTAGAGAAGAAATTGCTAAAGGAGCAAATGAATTTGTTTATGGTGGTTGTCCAGCAACTGGTTATGCTCAAATATCTATACCACTTCAAGTAAAAGAATATGGTTGTAAGACAACATTGTTTATGGCAAAAAGATCAATGAACAATTTACATCCTTATCAAAAGAGGGCATTAGAATATGGTGCTGATATTCGTTGGGTGCCTTATGGTATGTTATCAGTTACAAAAAAGAGAGCAAGAGATTATGTAGATCAGGATCCTAAAAGTAGAAGATTATTACAATTAGGTTTAGATGAACAAAGAGTAAGAGAAGATATAAGAGATTTAGCAAAGAATATAGAAAAAGATTTTAACATTAATATAAGTGAAGTGTGGTCAGTTGGATCAAGTGGTACACTAACAAGAGGATTACAAATGGCATTTCCAGATAAAGATGTTAATGTAGTTTCAGTAGGACACACAATGGCACAATGGGAGATAGGTCGTGCCAAATTATATTTGTCAGATTATAAGTTTACACAAGAAGTTAAAGAGAAAGATAAACCACCCTTTCCATCTGTGCCAACATATGACGCAAAGGCGTGGTCTGTTATGAGAAAATATGCTAAGAAAGGAAGTCTGTTTTGGAATGTAGGAAGATAACAATTGCGAGATTAAGAAGTGGTGTAAATTATAAAAGACCACTAGATCATATTATAGATTCATTTTGTTATCTATTAAAAAGATTTCAAATAAAGAATCCAGAATTTAACTATGGAGTATATAACTATGGTTATGACAAAGCACATAGAAGAATAGCAGATGATATACCTGATAGTGATATAATTATTATACCTAGTGAGAATGAATTTCACTACCATATACCTAATTATATTGATCCTAAAAATTTAGAAAAATCTAATACAGCAATTAAAGAACACTTTAAAGATTTAAAGAATAAACATATTATTATATTAAGATCAGATAGAGGAGATGATGAAGACTTATATAGAAATCATACATTTAAAGATAACCCTATTGGTAAAGTATCTATATTAGATGAAACAGATATACCAGGCAACTTACATCAATTAAAATATCATTTTATAAAAGATGTAATACCAGATAATGAAACTAATAGACCTTATCTATTTTCATATTGGGGAACAGAAAAAAGAAAAGATGTTGGTGGTGTTGTAAGTGGAGATAAAAGACACGAAATATTAAAAGAATTACAAGTTGGTATGGGCAAATTTAATACAAGATTCATTGGTAGATTTTCTACGGTTAAAAGAGATATGAAACCAGATACTATGAGAAACATATTACCTATATTAAACAAATCAAAATATACATTATGTTTTAATTGGAAAGATAATAAGGCAACCACAAGTAGATACCACGAAGCATTGGCGTGTGGAATTATACCTATGGTTTGGAAAGATTATGATTCTCTAGGTATACTTGTAAAAGATGATTGGCAAAGAGTAGAAAGTGCTGAGGAACTACAAGAAAAGATAATGAATACCAATTATCTAGGGAAATATATAGAAATACACAATGCTTACAAGCAATCACTATTGACAAAGGACGAAATATATGATACCTTTGAATCAAAGTTATTTAAAATAATAGGAGAATAAAATGTCGGATATGACACCAGAAGAAAAAGACGCTGAGATAAAAAGATTAACAAAACAGATACAAGATAATCAGGAAGCTGCTAAAGGAGCACCTAAACAAGCACCTAAAAGAAATGTTAAAAAAGAAGGTCAATTATATTTTGGCCCATATGTTCCATTATGTAGAGTACACGATAGTTTAATTACAGGACTTATTAATAGAGGTAAAAAATTAGATAAGGGAACTGCTAATAGCGATCTTGCTGGTCATCTTGTAGATCAAAGAAGATATACAAGAGAAGATAAAGAATGGTATATAAAAGAATTTAAACCATATGTAGATTGGTATGTAGAAGGTGCTTTAGAATGGTCAGGTTTTAAATTTGATCCACAACAACACGCCACATCATTTACATTAATGGATTTATGGATTAATTATATGAAACAACACGAATACAATCCTCAACATTTTCACGGTGGTCAATTGTCTTGGGCTATATATTGTAAAACTCCAGATGTATCAAAAGAACAAAAAGCATTTGAAGGATCGTCACCACCACCAGGTTCAATTGCGTTTCATTATGGAGAACCACAACACCCTAAATGGGCAGATCATACATTTAATTATCAACCACAAGAAAATTATATGTGGATGTTTCCTTCACAATTAAGACATCAAGTAATGCCGTTTCATACAGAAGGAACTAGAATAAGTTGCTCAGGTAATTTATATTTTAATCCACCAGGACAACCAGACGACATAGCAGATACACCTAACGGATTTAATGGATAATCTAAAAGAAGCACACGATACAATAAAGTCTAAAGGGTTTCCCTATTACCCTAAAGATGAGAAGTGGAGAAACAACATCTATAATATGTTGTTATCATTTAGACGAGATACTATGGTTGACCATAAGAACAAAGTTATAGGTCAATCAACTCACGGATTAAATCTTGCTTGGTCTTTTATGGAACACGCTTGGGGTATTAAGTGTGGTAAGATGAAGACACCTATGGAAGTATGGAATGATGAAAAACATTTAACTAAAGGTATTAATAAGATACTTACAGGTACTTTCTTTAAAAAGAAACCACTACACGATATAACAGATTCAGATATGAGATCAATGTTAAGACGATACTCTGGCACTCAAATGGTATCTAATTTTAGACCAACTGCTGCCGCTGCCTTATATGATATTTTTGTAGATAAAGATAGTCCATTAGAAGGAACATCAGCAGGTACGGTATGGGATCCTAGTATGGGTTATGGTGGAAGACTATTAGGTGCAATTGCAGCTGGTGTTAATTACATAGGTACTGATCCTTGTATTCCAACATATAAAGGATTAGAACAAATAAGAGATAACTATGGACATAATCATAAATCATATACACTATTAAGACAAGGTAGTGAAACATACATACCTGAAGATGAGAGTTTAGACTTTGTATTTACAAGTCCACCTTACTTTGGTTGGGAGGCATATGGAGATGAACCAGAACAATCTAGTATTAAGTTTGATACTAGCGATGTATGGAAAGAGAAATTTTTAAAACAGACTATTGCTAACGCATATAAAGGTTTGAAAAAAGGTAAGAAACTTGCCTTGAATGTTGCTAATACAAAACAATATAAAACCTTTGAAGAAGATACGGTACAACTAGCACTAGATGTAGGATTTGAACATACAGATACTTGGTGGTTATCACTATCTACACAACAAGGTGGATCAGCAAGTGTTAATTTAGATGGCGAGATAGAAGAAAAGAAACAAGAGAATCGTTATCTAGGTAAGTTTGAGAGACCGAATCTCCCAGGTAGAAAGTTTGAACCTACCTTTATTTTTACGAAATAAGAACAAATAGAGAACATCTACTATCAAAAACCTAGTAAAATCAAGGATAAGATAATGCTTGACTTTCGGGTCGTTTTCCTATAGCATAGTAGATATGGACACACTTAATATAGATACAAAATCACAACTTGCAAAACTAATCGCAACAGAAAATATAACCGTACAACAAAATAATGTAAAGACTGCTTCGTTTGATGTAGTCAATAGAGTATTAACTCTACCAATATTCAAAACAGATTCAAAAGATGTAACTGATATGTTAGTGGCACACGAATGTGCTCACGCTTTATATACACCAACTAATGGTTGGAAAAAAATTGCTGATGACAATGAGTTAAGATCATATGTTAATGTGTTAGAAGATTGTAGAATAGACGCAAAAATTCAAAAGAAATATCCAGGTGTTGTTGAGAACTATTTAAACGGATTTGAAATCCTTAATAGACAAAACTTCTTTGGTTTAAAAAATAAAGATTACGATAAAGACTTAATGTTAATTGATAAAATTAATATCTTTTATAAGTCTTCAAAAAGAGAACAATTTAATTTCAATAATATGGACAACATATGGTTGAAACAAGTAGATCAATTAAAAACTTTTAATGATGTTATTGCTCTTGCTAAAAAAATGCTAGAGTGGCAGAAAAAAGAAGTTAAGAAACTTAAAAAATTACCTGATTTTGATAATCACATATTAGTTAAAAATTATGATTTAAAAGATAAAGAAAACGATTCAAAAGATAGTAAAGATATTGAAGATAAAAATGAAGACGGTGACGGTGATAAAGAAAAAGGTGAATCAAAAGATAAACAAGAGGCACCTGAAAGTAAAGAAGATTCCAATTCAGATACAGAAAAACCTGCTGTAGGTGATAAAACTGCTAAAGATGAAAACGCTTCTGGTGGTGGTGCTGTAGGTGCTGGTGGTGATATGCCACTTGGATCAATTACTAACAATTGGTTTGAAGGTCATAAAGAAAAATTATTAGATACACAAACAAGTTATTATTATAGATCAATTCCAGATCCAATGTTAGATAAACTTATCCATTCTAATAACGATTTTATAAAAGATATGAAACAATCATTTATTGATGACAAGGTAAATGCTAATAATTATTATCCATATCTTAAAAAAGAATACAAAAAGTTTATTAATGAATCTAAAAAAACTATTATGTATTTGGTTAAAGAGTTTGAAATGAAAAAGGCTGCTACTGCTTATAAAAGATCAACACAAGATAAAACAGGTACTATTGATCCTCTTAAATTACATAGTTATAAATTTAATGAAGATATATTTAAAAGATTAACTATAACACCTGACGCTAAAAACCACGGAATGATGATGTTGCTAGATTGGTCAGGTAGTATGAGTGATTCTATTTTTAAAACGGTTCAACAAACAATTCAATTAGTTTATTTTTGTCAAAAAACAAATATACCTTTTGAGTTATATTTCTTTTCAAGTGAATTAGATAAAAAAGATGATTCATATTCATATAAAAGAAGTCAATGGTGGAGATATAAACACGGTGATATGGCAATTGATAAAATTAAACTTGTTAATGTTGCAAGTCATAAACTTAAAAAATCAAAATTAGAAGAGTCTTTAATGTATCTATATCACTTGGCAATGTATTATGACCATAGATATTGTTGGAGAAGTAATAGAGATCCGCTTGCTTTTGATAGACCAGATTCAGTAGGAATACCTAGTGAGTATTATTTAGGTTCTACACCTTTAAATGAGGCATTAATGATTATGTTAAAGTTAGTACCTTTATTTAAAAACAAATATAAGATTGAAAAAATGAATTTAATTACTTTAACTGATGGTGGTGGTAACTCTGGTAGTTATGATACAATGCAATATTCAGATGAAACAAAAAAATTAGTTGCTGATTATCCAGATAATAGAGGTAATACAGATGTTCTTATTTACAAAAAGAAATATCATAAGTGTATTGACACTATCTATGGTTATAGATCATCAGGATTTACAGGTACTCTATTAAATCTATTAAGAAAATACCACGGTGTAACTACTATCGGTTTCTACTTAATTAAAAGAATAAGAAGGTGGGAAACTGATATGTACTTTAGACCTCAAGGTAGAAAATTAACTTGGGATCAAAAAGAAAAAAAATATTTACAAAATAGAACTAAATTTAATAAAGAAAAATCTGTATCTGTTGACCAAATGGGGTATGATGACTATTACATAGTTAATGCCAAAGATATGAGAGTTGAGAATGTTGACAACTTGGATACTATTAAAAACGATATGAAACCAGGTAAGATTAAAAATTTATTCAGTAAGAGTATGAAAGGAAGAATCACTTCCAGAGTGCTTTTAAACAAGTTTATTGAGAAGGTTGCATAATTATGAATCAAAACATCAATAAAACCAAGTGTTTTTTATGCTTGACATTTAGGGAAAAACGTGATAGCATATATGTATATTTAATAAAAGAAAGGACTAATAAATGTTATTAAATGATAAACAAAGAAACTTTATAGAACTATGCTATAAAGAGTTTGGTGATATAAAAGAAATCACTAGAACACAACTAGTCAAGGTTGAGAAGAAACATAAAGTTGCTTTTCCTCAATGGTTAGTTTCTAATAAAGACCTTAAAGTAAAAAAAGGTCTATTCAAAATGCCATCTGGTTCAGATACAGATGTTTCAACACCAACTACAATGGAGAAGGTTGTAAAACCTACAACGCCTACTACTAATAAAGAGGCGGCTTATATTGTTTCTACTTTAACGGACAATGTTGTTCCTGTTAAAGATAAAAACTTTGTAAGTTTCGGTAACTATCCAGATGTAAAATCAATTATTAAATCTAATAGATTTTATCCTGTGTTTCTTACTGGTCTCTCTGGTAACGGTAAAACTCTGGCTGTGACTCAGGCGTGTGCTGATTTGAAAAGAGAATTAATAAGAGTTAACATAACTATTGAAACAGACGAGGACGATTTACTAGGTGGTTTCAGACTTAAAAATGGTCAAACCGTTTGGTCTAATGGTCCTATTATTGAGGCAATGGAGAGAGGCGCTGTTCTTTTACTTGACGAGATTGACCTTGCAAGTAATAAGATAATGTGTTTACAACCAGTCCTTGAAGGTTCAGGTATCTTTGTTAAGAAGATTAACAAGTGGGTACAACCTAAATCTGGTTTCAATGTGATTGCTACTGCCAATACTAAAGGGCAAGGATCCGAAGACGGTAAGTTTATCGGTACCAATGTTCTTAATGAGGCATTTCTGGAAAGATTTCCAGTAACTTTTGAACAGAAATATCCTTCTGTTTCAATTGAAAAAAAGATTTTAAATAATACTTTAAAGTCTTATGGTAAATCAGATGTTAAATTTATTGAAAAGTTAACTACTTGGGCAGATGTAATAAGAAAAACCTACTTTGACGGTGGTGTTGATGAAATTATATCTACAAGAAGACTTGTACATATTACACAGGCATATTCAATCTTCTCTAATAAGATGAAGGCAATTGAAATGTGTACAAATAGATTTGATGATGATACAAAAAATTCGTTTGTGGAACTATACACGAAAGTGGATGCAGGCGCTTCTGCTGATTCAATTATTGAGTCGCAAAAGAAGGCTGAATTAGAGTCGCAAATAGAATCCAATGATAGTGAGGAGGATGATGAGGAAGATGATTCCAATTCAATCTAAATCTATCAATCATAGTGTTAGTCCAGGAAAGGCGTCCGAAAGGGCGCCTGACCTTAAAGGGACTATCACTTTGACTTTAAAAAAGAAAACTATACAATCAGTTTATAATCAGGTTTTGATGTGTAGTGAGTTAGGTTTTCCTAACTTTCAAAAAGGTGAACCGATTAACAAGTTAATGATGGAGATAAAAAGAGAAGTGAAGAAAGAAAGTAAACAAGAAAAAATGGGTTGGAAAGAATTACTAGAGTTTTGGCCATTAAGTATAGTGGTACCTAGTATGATAATATTAATTTTAATGGCGAATGTATTTCAATGGTAAAAAGAGAAAAATTAGACGATAAGATAAAGAAGTTAGACTCTACTAGAGTCTTTAAAAAGATTACACCTAAAGGTGACTTATCTTGGTATATAAAATGGATTGCAAGTGTTATGTTAATGATTGCTGTTTGCTTTAGGGCAGCAGATGTATCTCATATGTTTGATTTGTATTTTAGTTTTATGGGTACACTAGGTTGGTTAGTAGTAGGATTTTTATGGCACGATAGGGCATTAATATTTTTAAATGCTATTCTATCTGCTGTTTTATTAACAGGAATTTTAAAGGAATTACTCGCTTGTAGTAATTGTATGATACCACTATGAGTCAACAAGTTTATATAGAAAACGATCCTATTTTAGAAAAGGTAATAAAAATATTATCTACTGATAATTATTTAAAAACAAAATTTCCTAATATAAAAAGAGGTCAAATTATAGGTTGTACACAAGAAAATATTAATCTACAATGGGTACTTGATTATTATAATAAGATAGGTATTGATTGGAAAGAATTACAAAGAAATTTCCAACCTTGGA